GTTCTTGGGGTGAGAACCCCCGCCGGCCGGGAGGGGGTTATGCCCCTCCCGGCTGGGATGGACAAAAATCCCGATAAAATTCCGGGTTTTCTCCTTAACTCACCTGAATACCTCTTAACTCTGCTCATAACTCACCGGAGTACCTTTTATGATCAATGCGCTCGCTGGCCAGCCTCTCCCTGCCCTCACGCGGGATGCGTGGTGTAGTCAATTCATCGAATTGGCTAGAGGTAAGTTCGTGCTTGCAGGGAAGCCTTTGCCTCCTAGGATCCGGGCCGCGATCTGCCCGCCGCACAGGGCGAAGCAGAAGTATATCGGCCTATGCTGGTCCGACGCCGTGACGGAGGACAATGGCCGGGAGATCTGGATCACGGCCGCGGAGACGGATCCCGTGCGGGTCGGCGGCATCTTGGTTCACGAGCTGTGCCACGCCGCGCTGCCGCATTCCGTGAAGCACGGAAAGCCGTTCAAGGCGCTGGCGACGTCGCTGGGGCTGGAAGGGCCCATGAGGGCGACAACGGAGGGTGCGCTGTTCCGCACGCTATGGGCGGACGTCCTTGCGCGACTGGGACCCCTTCCAGCAGCGAGGTTCAAGGCCGGATGGGCTGTCGACTACCGGGTGCAGAAGACGCCCAAGATGACCAACGTCAGCTGCGGTGCCTGCGGCTTCGTCGCCAAGGTAAAAGTTGAGCAAATGGCTTGGGGAAGGCTGAAGTGCCCCGTCCACGGGCGGGAGCTGACGACGCCACAGGAGAGGGGAGAGTAACCCGCATGGCTGTAGGCTAACCTCGCCAGCCTACAGCCGTGACCGCTGGTGCGTTAAAAAGAGCTGCCCGCTAGGGTGCATGCTCAAACTGGACAAACGCACCAGCGAGGCTTAGAACGCGAAATGAACGCGGTTCAGAGCAGGGACGTGCAGGCTCCCAAATGATTTGCACCGAGCAGGAAGCCTTGACGCGCTGGTGCCCGTTCTCGCGCACGCAATATTTCGACAAGGTCAACAGCGGCGCGGGCAACCGATGGCTCATGGCAGTCGGCGACGTCAACACCAATCCAGAAAACTGCCGCTGCCTCGGGACGGCGTGCATGGCGTGGATCTGGGTCAACGCCGAGGTCACGACACCGTCCCGCCTCGGATGCTGCGGCATGGCGCACTTGCGCGCAGGCCAGCTCTGATGGCCCGGTCCTCCACCAGCTACAAGGCCGGCATGCCCTCGCCCAACCCGAAGGGGCGACCTCCCGGGCCGACCATGCCAACCCTCATCCTGCGTGACGCATACCTGCTGGCCGCACAGAAGGCCGGCGGCGGCGGTCCGGATGGCTTGGTCAACTATCTCGCCGAGAAGGCCGCAACGCACCCCGCGGCGTTCCTGTCGGGCCTGTCGCGCGTGCTACCGCTGCAGATCGAGGCGCGGGGCTCGGGCCATGTCACCATCGAGATCATCAAGCGCTTCGGCGACGAGCCCGGCAGCGGCGCCAAGCTGATCAACGGGCGCGCCAATGGAAACGGACACAAGGATCCGACTGCCGAATAAATGGCGGCCGCGTCCCTACCAAGAGGCGCTGTGGAATTACCTTGCCGACGGCGGCAAGCGCGCGATCGCCATCTGGCATCGCCGTGCCGGCAAGGACGACGTCATCCTCCACCACACCGCATGCGCCGCCTCCGAGCGCGTCGGCGGCTACTGGCACTGCATGCCGGAATACGAGCAGTGCCGGCGCGCCATCTGGAACGCCATCAACCCGCATACTGGCCAGCGCCGCATTGACGAGGCCTTTCCGGATGAGATCCGGGAGAGCGTCAACGAAAGCCAGATGCTGATCCGCTTCAAGAACCAGAGCACGTGGCAGCTGATCGGCTCGGACAACTACAACGCGCAGATGGGCGCGTCAGTCGTGGGCATCGCCTACAGCGAGTGGGCGCTCGCGCATCCCGGCGCTTGGGCCTACCACCGTCCGATCCTAGAGGAGAACGGCGGCTGGGCCGCGTTCATCACGACACCGCGCGGCCGCAACCACGCCAAGACCATGTACGACATGGCGTGCCAGAACCCGGCGTGGTTCGCCCAGCGCCTCACCGCGATCGACACCAACTCGCTCACGCAAGACCAGCTCGACGACAGCCTGCGGGAATACACTGCGCTATTCGGCCGCGACGTCGGCGCCAGCCAATTCCAGCAAGAATACATGGTGGACTTCAACGCCAGCGTCCTAGGCGCGTTCTACGCCCTAGAGATGATGGACGTGCGGCGCGAGGGTCGCGTGCTGCCGATCGAGGCCGACCTGAAGCGCCCGGTGCATCGCGCGTGGGACATCGGCGTGCGCGACGACACGGCCATCTGGTGGTTTCAGCAGGTCGGCGGGCAGCTGTTCATCCTCGACGTGTATGGCGCAGCCAACGTCGGCGTCGAGCATTACAGCAACATCATCGCGGAGCGCCGCAAGCAGCACGGCTGGATCGACGGCATCGACTGGGTGCCGCAGGACGCCAAGGTGAAGGAATGGGGCATCAATCGCACGCGCGTCGAGAGCATGAAGATGTTCGACCTCTACCCGCAGCTGGTGCGCGCCGCATCGAAGGGCGACGGCATCGAGGCCGCGCGGCGCACCATCCCGCTGTGCGTCTTCCACCCGCGCTGTGAGGAAATCGGCCTGTCGTCGCTGGAGCAGTACCACCGCGAATGGGACGAGGAGGCGAAGGCCTTCGGCAAGGACGCAGAGCATGACTGGACGAGCCACTACGCGGATGCCTTCCGCTACATGGCGTTGGCGTGGCAGGCGCTGCCTGTGATAAGACCGCCTGAGCCGAAGCGAACCGGCTGGGTCATCCCGCCTCCTCCAGATGGTCCGATCATCCGCCGCTATGGGGATATGCGCCTGTGAAACTCAGAAGCTGGCGGAATTGGTGGGGCCTGAAGTGCAAGCTGGAGTGTTGCGGCGGCACGATCGAGCACGACGGCACTGTGTATTGGATGTGCGCCGCCTGCGGGAAGGTCGTTCGATGAACGAACACGAGGACATCCGCACACTAGCAGCCGGCATCAAGATGGCGCTGGAGGGGATGTACATCGGCCGCAACGTCCAGTTCCTGCTGGTCACCGTGATGCAGCGAGGCGGGGCCGACGTCACCGTCAACACCATCACGGAGATCACGGACCACCGCCAGATCGAGCAGATCGGCCAGCACCTGATCGAAATGTCACTCGCGCAGCAAGAGCGTCCTGACACCAGCGTCGAGGGTCACGCATAGGAGGCGGCTATGATCAGCATGCTGGTCTACCTCGTCATTCTGGTCATAGCTGTCATCTTCCTGTGGTGGCTGCTGCAGCAGATCCCGCTGCCTCCTCCGCTGATGCAGATCGCCACTATCGTTCTGGTTGCGATCGGGGTGATCATCCTGATTGGCATCCTGCTCCAGTTCGCCGGAGGCGGCGGGCTTCACCTTCCCGGGCTCAGGGGCTGACATGGCCGACAGGGTTGCCGATCCCCAGCCATTGGGGCGCGACGAAGTCAACGTCTTCACCGAGCCGAAGAACGCTCAGGTGTGGTTTGACATGCTGACGGAGGCCGAAAAGGTCTTCGAAGAATGGCAGGACCATTGCGACAACATCGACAAGATGTACGCCAATCTGGAGCGCCTGCGCGACCCGGCCCGGCCGCGGGAATTCCAGATGTTCTGGGCCAACATGGAAGTGCTGAAGCCGAGCGTGTACGCGCGCCCTCCGACGCCGGTGGTAGTACCAAAATTCAAGGACCGGCGCCCGGTCTTCCAAGCCGCGTCAGAGGTGGCGGAGCGCGCCGCGATCGTGGCGTTCGACCTGACCTACATCCACGCTGCCCTGATGCTGGTGCGCGACGACATGGTGCTGCACGGCCGCGGCGCGCTGTGGCTGCGCCATGAGAAAGCCAAGGGCAGTCAACCCGAGAAGGTCTGCATCGAGCACAAGGACCGCCACGACTTCCTGCATGATCCCGCGCGCAACTGGTACGAGGTGCAGTGGGTCGCGGCCGCGAGCTACCTGACCCGGGAGGAGATGAAAAAGCGCTTCAGTAAGTATTCCGGGGACGCATACGACCAAGCCGAATACAAGATCGACCGCGAAAAGCGCGACATCGGCGCCGCGGACGAGCGCGAGCGCACCAAGGTCTGGGAGATCTGGCACAAGGGCCTCGGCAACGTGGTTTGGGTCAGTGAGGGCGTCGACGTGCTGCTCGACGACGCCAAGCCGCATCTGGAGCTGCAGGGCTACTTCCCATGTCCTCGGCCGGCCTACGGCACCACGCAGCCCGGCAGTCTCGTTCCGGTGCCGGAGATCCTCTACTACCGCGACCAGCTCGACGAGTTGAACCAGCTCACCGGGCGCATTCACGCGCTGTCGCGCAGCATCGAGGTGAAGGGCTTCTATCCGAGCGGCGGCAACAGCATGGCCGACGCGATCGAGAAGGCGCTCGCCACGACCTCGGACAGTCGCGTGCTGGTGCCGATCCCGGACTGGGCCGCTTTCGGCGGCAGCAAGGAAGTCATCATCTGGATGCCGATCGACATGGTCGCCAACACGATCAACGTGCTGGTCACGCTGCGAAAGCAGATCATCGATGACATCTACCAAGTCATGGGCCTGAGCGACATCATGCGCGGCTCGTCGGATCCCAACGAGACGCTCGGGGCACAGCAGCTCAAGATGCAAAGCGGCTCGGTGCGCATCAAGGACAAGCAGGCCGAGATGGCCCGGGTGTCGCGGGAGTGCGTGCTGATCACGACCGAGATCATCACGGAGAAGTTCGACGACGAAACCATCATGGCGATGAGCCAGACGCAGCTGCCGCGCAAGGCCGAGCACATGATGCAGGTCATGCAGAAGCAGCAGCAGCTCGCCATGCAGCAGCAGCAGGCGCAGCAGCGCATGCAGCAGCTGCAGGCTCCTCCGCCGGCAGGCCCTCCTGCGATGGGCCAAGGCGGACCTCCTCCCGGCCCGCAGGCGCCGGGGGGAGCCGATCCCGCGGCCGAGATCCAGCAGGCGCTGCAGCAGGCGCAGTCGGAGCTGCAGAGCTTCGCCAGCAAGCCGACCTACGAGGACGTGATGACGTTCCTGCGCGACAATCGCGCGCGCAACTTCGTCCTCGACATCGAAACCGACAGCACCATCCAGTTCGACGAGCAGAAAGAGAAGCAGTCCCGCGCTGAATTCCTGCAGGTACTGTCCCCGATGATCCAGCAGATCGGCACCATGGTGACGGCCTTGCCGGCCTTGGCCAACTTCGCCGGCGAGCTGCTCAAGTTCGGTGTCGCGCCCTACCGTGTCGGGCGCCAGCTCGACAACGCGATCGACGACGCCGTGCAGACCATGATGGCGTCTGCCGGTCAGGCTGGTCAGGGCGGACCGGATGCCAAGAACGCCAAGGACACGGCTGCTGCCGAAGCCACCAAGGCGCAGGTCGAGCGCGAGAAGATGACTTGGCAGACGCAGGAGAACGAAAAGGAGCGCCAGATCAAGATCGCGGAGCTGCAGATGAAGGGCCAGATGGAAACGCAGAAGATCCAGAACGAGCAGCAGATCGCGCAGCTGGAATACGAGGGCAACGAGAAAGAGCGTCAGGCCAAGATCATGCAGATCAACGCCCAGATCCAGCGTGACGCGCAGAAGGGCGCGATCGACCAGCAGACCTCCCGGATGAAGGGCCAGCTGGACGCGCAGAAGCAGAACATCATGGCGCAGGGCATGCAGGAGAAGAACAGCATGCAGCGCGAGCAGATGGCGCAGAAGCAGCAGGACAACGTCCTGAACCGCAGCATGAAGATCAGCCAGTTCGATCAGGCCCAGAAGGCCAAGATGATGCCTAAATTTCCCGGAGGTGGAAGATGAGGCGCAAGGAACGCCTGAAGTTCATCGCCAAGATCCGCGCTCAGGTGCTGGCCGAGGTCGCGGCTGAGAAAAAGCGCGAGGCGGACGAGCTGGCGAGGCACTACCGGCAGGACCGGGAGCGCGCGCTCAAGCGCGAGCAGGAGATCTTTGAGGAGAACAAGCGGCACTTCGCCATCTACGACGCCTGCGCCGCGGCCGTCACCAACGCCGAGACGGAGTTGTTCCAGAACAGCCCTGCCTTCATCAAGTACCAGCAGGTACGGCGAACGCAGGCCGGCAAGAAGCGCGCGCACACCCTCGCGACTGGCAATTCCAAGGCACCCTGACATGCCATTCTACGGCGGCACCGCGCAGACGACGGATCCCAAGTTCATCATGGACCGCCTGATGAAGGGCGGCATGTCCCGCATGCAGGCCGCGGCCGTTGTCGGCAACTTGCAGGCCGAGAGCGGGCTCGCCTCCAACGCCATGAACAAGGACGAGGGCGCCTACGGCCTGATGCAGTGGCGCGGCCCGCGCTTTGAGGCGCTGCAGCAGTTCGCCGCCAAGGCTGGCCTGCCGTGGACGGATCCCGGCGTTCAGGCTGATTTTATCTCACATGAGATGAACACCACGGAAAAAGGCAACTCCGCTGCGTTTCGGGGCGCGCGCACGATTGACGAAGCATCCGCCGCACTTCATCCTGTCATTCGCTACGGGGACGACAGTGGCCCCGCACGCGCCACCTTCGCCCGTAACGTTTTCGGCGGCGACCCCTCGCAACCGCAAACGGGGGCTGCGCCGGCTTCCTTACCTCTTCCCCAAGCCGGCCAGCCTGCTGTTTCACGTGGAACGCGGCCCACCGATGACCAACTGCGTGAGATGTGGGGCACCCGCCCACAAAGGGGCCTTCGTGGCGGCATCGCATCCCTAGGGGATGTCGGGGCCGCATACATCTCAAAGAGCAGACAACCTCAAGCACCCAGCGGCGGCTTAGGCGGGCAACCGCCGGTAGTTAGCGGCGGCGAACCTGACCCGCGCGCTGCCGTAACGTCAGCTGTGGTGGGGGCTCCTCCCGTCGCGCAAACGCCACCCGGCGCTCCGGCGCCTCCGGTCTTTCCCGGAGGCGTGCCGCAGCCCCGCGCGCGGCCACTGGAGGCGCCGTACCGGGACGACAGGCTCCTGCCGCAGCAGCCCGTCGCCGAGATGGGCGCCTTGGTCGACCCTATGAGGTACGACTATGGCTGACCCGCGCGACGAGCTGGTCGACCCCATCCTCGGCAACGAACCCGGCATGCTGCCGCCTGAGCCGCTACGGCTGACGGTGCGGCCGCGCGGCGTAGAGGCGCCGCCGATCACGGATGTCGGGTGGGGATCGCCGACTGGCGCAGAAGGAAGGCCTTCCAGCCGGCTGTTTGAGCCAGACCAGAGTGAGGCCCGACAGCCGACCTACGGCGAGCGTCTCGGCCTGCCCTACGTCGACCAGCAGGGCGGCAGCGGCGCACTTGGCGGGCTGGTGAAGGGCGTCAGGGACTGGTTCACGGCGCCGGCAGCATCTACAGCATCTACGGCATCTACAGCATCTACAGCGCCAGCAGCGCCCCGCGATGCGACGGCCGGTCCGCGCCAGATGTGGCGGGGCGGGTATGGATCCCCCACCCCCACTATGGAGAACCAGCCAGCGCCGGTGCGCGGGCTGAACTGGGGCGTGAACGAACTGAACGACTACGTGGGCGGCGCCGTCGAGGCCGGCCGCGTCATCAGCGACCCCGGCGCCACGCCGCAGCAGGTGGACGAGGCCCGCCAGCAGGAGGCGCGGAAGAGCATAGGCCTGACGGCCAACCTCGCCGGCATCGGCACGACCTTCGCCGCAGCGCGCCCGGGAGCTTCCGCCGGCATCTTCGGCGGCAGCTTGTCCAAGTCAGCCGACCTGCCCAAGCGCCAGCTGGCTGAGGCCATGGAGGGCAACGGCCTGCCGCCGAACCGGGTCTGGCGCGAGACGGGCTGGATGCGTGGTGCTGACGGCAAGTGGATGAACGAGATCTCGGACCTGAACGCCAGCTACATTGGCAACAGCTTCAAGACGCAGCTCAAGCTGTCTCAGGGAGAGAAGCTCTTTTTGCCTGACGTGATCAACCACCCCGAGCTGTTCAAGGCCTACCCCGAGCTGCGCCAGATGCCGGTGTCGAAAGACATGACGATGTGGGCGCAGGGGTCCTACACGCCGCGCGGCCCGAACAACCCGGCGGGGATCGCCTATCGCGCGGAGGAAGAGACGGCGCGCGGCGACACGTTCAAAACGCTGCTGCACGAGATCCAGCACGGCATCCAGCAAATCGAGGGTTTTCCGCGCGGGACCAGTCCGAACGTGACCTTTCGGCCGGGCGAGCCGGGCTATGAGATCTACAAGAAGATAAACGCAACCGGGCCGGCAGTGCTGAACTGGCAGCAATACAAGGACATCTATGCCGCGAAGGGAGTTAACAAGACCCCCGAAGATTACATGAAATATCAACAGTCTGCCCAGAAGAGCCAGATTGAATATGAAAAGCAGTCGATGCGCCAAGCGGGGCAAGAGAACTACAATCGTTCGGCTGGCGAGAACCCCGCCAATGTCGTGATGGAGCGCACGGACTACACGCCGCAGCAAGCCGCAGCAGTCTACCCCGGCACTCAAATGAACGTGCCGATGCACAAGCAGACGGTCGAGTTCAACAAGCTGTCCGGACCGTCGCAGGCGCAGACATCATTGCCTGAATTCAAGAAGGTGCGCGGGCCTGAGCCGTCCGATCCCAACTATGTCTATCACGCCACTAGTCGCGAGAACGTTTGGGACATTGCCGAAGGTGGCAAGCTGAGAACGCACAAGCCGCACGAGTTCACCGATCAGCGGGTCTGGCCTGACGGTGGAGCGGAAAAGCGCAACTATTTCACCTCGACCGCAGACAACACGTGGCAGTTCGCGCCGGAAGAAGGCACCCCTGTGTTGTTGCGCATGAAGCGTGACGCGCACTCGACCATGGCCGAAAAGGGCACGGGTGATCTGTATTCTACCAAGCCGGTGCTGGCCGAAAAGCTGGAGTATTTGGGCGCCGATAATCAATGGCACCCGGTCAAGCCGAAGGTCGATCCCGAAGTTCAGATGTCCGCTCCTCTGTTGCGCGGCAAGGCCGCAGACGAGGCGTGGCGCGGCGTGGAGCGCGAGCCCAAGCTGAACACCACGACGCATCCGTTCTCCAACGTCGGCGGCACGCCGATCAGCACTATGGACAGCCCGATCATCAAGGGCTCCAAGATCATCAACCCGCGCACCATCGATATCGAAAAAGACCTCGCCAACGCCGAGCTGATCTTCGGCGCCGGTGACGCCACCGGGGCCGGCGGCAAGCTGCACGGCAGTAAGAATTTGCCCTTCGAAGAGCCGGTCGGGCGCCACGGCGGCCCGGGCTACGCCAGCAACATGCTGGGCAAGCCGATCGAGGGCCATCCGGGCGCCAGCCCGGTGTGGGCCAGCATGAAGGGTCCGATGGGCGAGATCCTCAACATCGCGCGGGACGTCGAAAGCCGCGGGAAGGTGCCATGGCTGACCTACATGACCGGCGGCAAGCAGTACCTCGACAGCTCGATGCAGATGGTCGACACGGCCCTGCAGGCGGCCAAGAGCAAGGGCGTCTCGACCACGGCGAACGAGCACCTCGTCAAGGTGATGCATTCCGACTGGAACACGGCCGCCAATTCCAAGCTGCCGTTCCCGGAAACCGGATTGAAGGACGAGGTTGCGCTCAGGGCGTGGATCGAGGCTTCGCCGCAGCCGCAGCGCGCCAAGCTGGTCAAGGCCATGGACACCAAGACCGCGCGCGACCTCGGCTTCCCCAACATCGGTGAGCTGCGCGTCTGGAACACGGATCCGCGCATGATCACGGCGCCACCCGGCTCCGCCGGCCTGACCATGTCGCGCGTCGACCCGTCGATCGGCACGGTCAAGTCGCACCATCCGGCCTACGACACTGCGGTCGGCGGCACCGACGTCGCCACACTCGGCATGCAGGTCCCGCACCAGATCATCGCCCCGACCATGCACGCCAGTCGCATGGCGACGTTGAAGAAGCCGCAGTATTACGAGGCCGCACCGCATCTTTACTTCCCCGGCGGCGGGACGCATGCCACCAAGACAGAGCCGGTGACCAACGAGATGAAGGACCGGCTGCAGGAATGGATGCGCAAGCATCCGGGCGGGCTCGCGGTGGCAGGCACAGCTGGTGCCGGCGGCATGGGCTCCCTCGTCGACCCCAGCAGATACGAGGCATACTGATGGCCGTACCAGCAAACAACCTCGATCGCGTTCGCACCGTGACGACGGCCAATCCAACGCCGCCCAGCAACGTTGCGGCGCTTTACCAAGGCACGCCGCCGACGCCGTATGCGCTTGGCGGGACGGTGCAGACGTCGACCTTGCAAGACCCGGCGCTGTTTGCCAATCCGCTGAATGGCGCCGCGGCTCCGGAATTGTCTGGCCGGTCCGAGTCCGACGGCACGGAAGTGACGACATCGACCCCGGACGGTCGCGTCACGGGTCACAGCGTCAGCGGCGCCTATGTCGAGAGCCCGAACGGCATGCACCCGAGCTACCTCACGACGGGCGCCGATCTGGTGACTAATGGCGACTTCTTGAACGGCACGGGGTGGACACTGACCGGCGGGGCCAACATCAACCGCGGCAACGTCAACATGAGCGGATCCGGCGCCGGCCAAGTCATCCGCCCGGCTGCAGCAGCCATCACGGCGGGCGACTACGTCTATGCTTTCGATGTCGTTACGACCGATGGCGTCGGCGTTGTCTCCGTCATCATTGGCGGGACGACCTTCCCCGTGCCGCAGTCTAACGTTGCGGGGCACTTCGGCGGGATCATGACGACGACAGCAAGCGCGCAGACAGTTGGCTTGCTCGCCACGAACCTGAGCGCCTGTCTGCTCGATAATTTCAGGGTAATGCGCAAGCTCTAACCCAGAGGAGGCCAGCATGGTCAAGAAGGCGAAGGCGAAGGCGAAAGCCAAGAGCAACTACGACGACCCGGACGAGATCGAGGAGCAGTGGCTGGAGGAGGTCGAGGAGGATCAGGACGAGGTCATCGACCCGCAGGCCGTTCCCGCGAGCAACCTGCTGCGCACCACCACCATCCTGCAGGCCAACCCGACGCCGCCGACCAACGTGCCGGTGGTCTATCAGGGCACACCGCCCACGCAGACCGGGCTCACGCCGGCTGCGGCTCCTGCGGCTGACGTCACGCCTACTGGCATCATCGCGTTCGCCGATCCGCTCAACGGCGCGGTGGCGCAGTCCGCCGTCCGGATCCCGACACTGCCGGTGACGACGCCTGCGGCCGAGCTGGCCGGCAAGGCGGAGTTCTCCGGGTTGACGTCCAAGGTCGACGCGGCGCACGGGCGCTTGAGCCAGCGCGGCGTGGTAGCGCCGGCCTACAGCGAGACGCCGAACGCTAGCCATCCCAGCTACGGGAGCTGAACGTCATGGGCATGCCGATTAACAAGGTTGCGGCAGGCGGCTTGCCCGTGACGATTTCCGCCAGCGGGTACGGGCTTCCATGCACGGAGGCCCCTCCCGGATACGGGGTCGCCGTCACGGAGGCCCCTGCCGGCGGCGGGCTGGCGGTGACTGGCTTTGCCTTCGGACCTGTCATCGGCATCACCGCGGCGTCGGTGCTGGAGACGGCCGCGGTCAATACAACGGTGGGCCTGCTATCGGTGACCGGAGCGTTCACCGGCACGCCGGTGTTCACGTTGAGCGATGACGCTGGCGGTAAGTTCAATATCAGCGGTTCTTTCCTGCGCACCAACGCTCTACTCGACTACGAGACGGCGACTTATCACAACGTGACCGTGGCCGTCTCCGGGACGACGCCGGCTACGGCCAGTCGCGTGATCACCATCCTCGTGATCGACGTGCTGGAGCCAGTGATTGTGCTCACCGGATCGACGGTGAACGAGGCCACGACCGTCGGCGTCAACATCGGCACGATGTCGCTCGCCAACACCTACACCGGCACGCCGGTCTACACGCTGGTGGACGACGCCGGAGGCAAGGTGGCGCTCTCGGGCGCCCTGCTCAACGTGGGCGGCGTCATCGACTATGAAACCACACCGACGTTCAACATCACGGTTGGCGTCTCCGGGATAACGCCGGCAGCGCCGAACAAGACGTTCGCCATCACAGTTGTGGACGTGCTTGAGCCCGTGATCCTGCTCTCCAGCACGTCCGTCAACGAGGAAGTCAGCCCCGGCACGGTGGTGGGCGCGCTGTCGCTCGCGAACGCATTCACCGGCACCCCGACCTATACGCTGGTGGACAGCGCAGGCGGCAAGTTCGCCATCACCGGCAGCAACGTCACGGTGGCCGGCGCTCTAGACTATGAGACAGCGTCCAGCCACGCGATCACGATCGGCGTCAGCGGGGTCACGCCGCCCGCACCCAACAAGAATTTTACGATCACCGTGGTCAACGTGGTGGAGCCGGTCGGGGCGTGGAACCCGCTCGACAAGGCTACACGCATTTCTCTCAGCAATTTCAACAGGACGGTGGCTCTTACTGCCCCCGGCTCCGGCCACTCCACGGTGCGCAGTGTGGTGTCGCGGACGGCTGGAAAATGGTTTTTCAGGACGGTAATTACGACTAATCTATCCAGCTCTGGCGCGAGCGTTGGGATTTGTGGCGGCGCGACCGGCCTTAACGCGCAGTATGTCGGCGGCGACACTCCGTCCGTTGGCTACATTGCCCCTTATGCCGGCGGCATTGTTTTATATAACGGCGGCACCGTTCTAGCTAATATTGCGCTTTCATATTCGGTTGCCGGAGACGTAATCGATACGGCAGTCGACTTGGATACCGATCGGATATTCTTCCGTCTCAATAACGGTCTTTGGAACAACAGCGCGTCAGCTGACCCCGTCGCGAACATTGGTGGGTATGACATTTCGACTGTTTCTACCGGGGCTCCGTTGTTTGCGGCCGTCACGGTGTCGGATGACGGCACCGGCATAGGTTCGCTGACGACCGATCTTTCGGCCTCCGTTGGCGCCCCCGCCGGATACTTGCCGTGGAACGGCATCACAGCCAAGAACATCGTCACGGACTACTTCGCCGTCCCTGACGCGCAGTGGGCGCAGGCGACGTTGAGTATCTCGACGAACGTGCTGACGTCCTCGACTCCGATCTGGCCGGGCGTTGCCGCCAACTACATCGGAAAAACAATCTGCGTTGGTCAGGCAGGCGAAGCCGGGCCGCAAGGTGGCGGTGCGTTGACCTCGACCATCACCGGATGGGGTGCCGGCGGAACGCAGCTAATGCTGGCTCACAATTGCATCACGCCACTGTCGGCTGAGCCCGGCGTGCTGGTGTCGTGGGGCACTAACAGCGCCCCCATGTTCGCCAACTTCACTGCCGATCATCAGGGCTTGGACATCGTGCTGGAGATCCCGACCGGCACGTATCTGATCTGTCCGCACGTCGAGATCTTCGACGGGGTCAAGAGCATCACCGTCAACGGCCACGGCTCTACGCTTGCTGGCCAGTTCCGGTTCTTGTCGTTTTGCCAGTATCAGTTCTCCGGCCATTCCGGCTACACCGACACGGTTGCTGCCGGCGCCTCGTTCGTCAAATTGAAAACGCCGGCCAACGTGTCGAAGTTCGTCGTCGGCGACTACGCGATGATGTCCGGTCTTGACCTGCAGCACTACGGGTTCCCGACCAACTTCGCGCGGTTTGACTATCGCCGGATCACTGCGATCGACAGCGACACCGGAAGCCCGAACTATGGTCGCGTGTCGTTCGACGCGCCGCTGTCCAACGGATATCTCGACACGTGGCCGCTCTACTCGCCAGAGGTGCCGCCGGGCCCGGGCGAGAACCAAAGCATGGGCGGACCGGCTACGCTGTATGCGCAGCATCCGCACTTCGACTACACCGAGGTGGTCAACGACCTGACGATCGCGGTCCATGGCCAGACTGGCGTGTCGGCGGGTCGCCATACGTTCAACAACTGTCACTGGAAAGGGCTGTATGGCCCGTTCCCGTCCATAGCGTTGTCGGTGGCGTTCAACAACTGCACGGCTCCTCAAGGGACCATGGAGGTCGACAAGCTTGTCGACCGCTTCACCATGACCGGATGCAGATGGCTGCTGGTTGCGTTCCAGAGTGCGGACAGCATCAAGGACGTTGTTTTCGACAACAGCGAAATCGATCTGATCATCGGCACGCCCTATAAATTCGAGCTTAAGAACGGCTGCAGAATTCACGACTGGCAGTTCGGCAATGCCTACGGCGTGCCGAGCGAGCTGATCATGGCGGACTGCATTGTGGACAGCTTCAGGACGCCCGGTCGGTTCATCCAGTCCATGGACGGCGGCGCAGGCACCGGCATCATACCGGACAGCACGATGTCGGGCGGCGTCATCACCGTGCCGGCAGCGATCAGGGGCTTGGGCGTTGCCACGTGGGCTATCCCCGGGGCAAAAATATTCTTCATCGACGGCGCCGTTGGGTCTGTGGGGATGTTCACCGTCACCGCCCTGACGGAGGCGGCGCCGCTTGGCGACATTCGCGTCCACACCGACTGGCCGTCAGGTCACTTCCCCACGCGCACGTACACGCCAGACGGCTTGTGGCTGCGGCCACACGACGCCGCGATCTGCACGGTGAGCAACACCACCGGCTGCGCCGAGGTGCTGGAGCTGTCTGCCGCGCCAGCCGGCACGCGCCTGCACGAGTACACCAAGCGCACGTATGACGCCTCGTTCATCGGCGCCGCGCAAAACTCTGTGGCGAATGGGCACTACAAGAAAATCAAGGTCAACGTCACGACCCCCTACACTGGGGTTCTGCCGACTTGTTACGTGATGGTCTTCCCCGGATGGGGGATCGCGATCGGTGGCGACGGCAGTCAGACCAGTCTCCAGTTCAGGATCGACCTCAAGACGGTCGGCGTGCGCGAGCTTGACCTGACCTCTGGCGTCTTCCCAGCCTTCTGGAAGTTCAACGGCGTGGTCGGTGGCGGCGGGCTGGACGTTCTGCCGTCTCCGGGCATGACGACGCAGATGTGGAGCGGCGGCCTCATTTCGGTGAGCACCGAGCAGGACATTCATCTGGAGGCGCCGGGCTTGTGGCCCCTGTTCACGATCGAGGTTCTCACCGACCAGAACTACTACGTGGCGCCGCCTGTCGTGACTTGGCAAAGCCGCATGCTGCCGAACGGCACCGCAATGACCGCTGGTCCTTCGCGCCAAGCTTTCATCAATGGCCTGATGGCAAACATCTGAGGGCGAAATGGCAACCTACTATGTCTGGTCAGGCGCGACGGGGTCTGGCAGCGGCGCGGATTGGGCGAACGCCGTCACCTCCTTGGTGACGATGTTTGCGACGGACGTTGCCGGAGACACGATCTACGTTGCGCATGACCACGCCGAGACTACGGGGACGGGCACCAAGCTGTTGCAGGTCGACGGCACGATTGCTGTTCCGACCAGTGTGCTTTGCGTCAACAGGGCGGGATCGGTTCCGCCCGTGTACGCGGATCGGCGCGCCACCGCGCAAATTACGACGCCAAGCGGCGATATCTTCCTCGCCAGTGGGTATCAGTTCTGGGACGGGTTCGTTTTTATTGCGGGGTCTGGATCCACGGCAGCAGGGATCAGAACGAGTGGATCGGCCGTGCGGATAGACAACTGCACCATCAACATCAACAACACGAACGCTTCGTCGCGGGTTGCGTTCGGCGGAAACGGTGGGTGGACCGAAGTCAACAATTGCACCGTCCAATTCGGCGACGTGAACCAACAGGTGGTGCCTAACGGCACGGTCAGGATACGCAACACCGTGACGCCGTTCCTTGTGGGGAGCGTGGTGCCGACCAAAATGTTCGTTTCGGGCGGAGCTGGCGTCTTTACGCTTCACGGACTGGACCTGAGCAACATCGGATCCGGCAAGACTTTGTGCGACCCGACCAATCTGGGGTCGATGACGGATTTCAGGTTCATCGATTGCAAGATCGATACGGCCGTCACGAAGATGACGGTGCCCAACAACATTGGGGCAGGCGGCGCGACATTTATGAGGTCGCATTCGTCTGGCAACAATTACACGCTCAGCACGGTCAATGCGATGGGTGCGCTGGATGAGGAGACGACTATCATCCGCACTGGCGGCGCCAGTGACGGGACGGTCGGGATCGCGTGGAAGATCACTACGAGTGCCGTCAACAACAGCTTCCTCGTTCCGTTCGAAAGCCCTCCGATCGCGGTTTGGAATACGGTGGTCGGCTCGGTTGTCACCGCAACGGTCGAAGGTGTATGGGGCGGCGGATCGCTGCCGACCGACGCCGAGATCTGGCTGGAGGTCGAGTACATCGGCAGCACGACGCAAAATCAGGGGCGCACCGTCAACGACGCTAGATCGCATGTCTTGGTGGCCGCGGCCAATCAGGCGTCAAGCTCTGCCACGTGGGGAGGGTCGACCACCAAGTTCAAACTAGGCGTGACGTTCACTCCGCAGAGGGCGGGGTGGGTCACCGGCAAGGTGAAGGTCGGTAAGCCGGCGAGCACTTTTTACGTCGACCCGATGATCGTGCTGACATGACCAAGCTTGTCGAGATCGCGCCCAACAGATGGCGCTTCGTGCGAGAGAGCACGCCGGTGGCGCGCTCCGACCTGCCGCTGCCCTACGTGATCAGTGACACCATGCCTGCCGCCGAGCACGTCGACGGCAGGTTCTACGAGAGCAAGGCCGCCTTCCGGGCCGTGACACGCGCGCACGGCCTGACCGAGGTCGGGAACGAGAAACTGAAACCCAAGACGCGGGCAACTGCGGATCCTGCCGTGCGCCGCAAGCGCAAGCAGGATCTCAAGACCGCCGTCGAGAAAGTGCGGGCAGGACATTATGAGCGACACTTCCACCGTGACGGTAGCCGACGCGCCGCTTCCCCCGTTAGAAGTGACGATACCTGAACAGGGTTCAGGCGGCGGCAACGGCGAAGTCGGCAAGCAGGCACCGGACAAGTCACCGGACCAGATTGCGTCCGAGCGCGCCATTGCACGCCGCGAGGCTGTGGAAAAGGCCTTTGCGAAGGGGCGCGCGGCGGCCGAAACCCGCGCCAAGGAGAGCGGCAAGGAGCTGGTGAAGGCCCCCAGCGAGGAGCGGGGGAAACAGGCGGCCCCGGAGGCCAGCAAGCCTGAGCCGGTCAAGCCCCGGCCGCGGGGAGACTTCGGCAGGTTCGCCCCGGCGCAACCTGAAGCGGCGGATCCGAAAGAGGCCATTTCAACTCCGCCACCCCGCAGCGAGCTTCCCGAGACTGCACCCTATAGGGATCCTCCGCCGCGTTTCTCCGAGGCCGCCAAGGCCGATTGGCATGGCGCCCCCGACAGCGTGCGGGCAGCGACCACGCAGGCGTTCCAGCAATACGAGCAGGGCATCCAGCAGTACCGTGCCGCCGCTCAGGCCTTCGGCGAGGTGCAGGACTACTACCAGCAGGCCCGGCAGGACGGCACTAATCTGCGCACTGTGCTCGACAACTATGTCGGCATGGAACAGAAGCTGCGCGGCGACCTGTTCTCCGGCCTCGACCTGATCGTTCACAATCTGAACATGCATCACCCGGACGGTCGCAGGGTGACGGCCTACGACGTCTGCGCCGCCTACGTCCAGCAGTCGCCAGAGCAGCGGCGCATGGCGCAGCAAGGTAACTACGTACAGGCACAAGCCGCGCAGCTGCAGCAACTCAGGCAGGAGCAGCAGCGCATTGCCAACAACATTCACCAGATGCAATATCAGCAGAACTTCACGCAGACGCGGTCGGCTATCGACCAGTTCGCTGACAGCCATCCGGGCTTTGATGAGAGGAGCGATCTCATCAAGCAGGAGCTGGAACACGGATACCCACTGAACGTGGCGTATGAACGTGCGATGAAGCTACGACCCGGCAACGGGACACACGCGGCTCAGACCCGCACCACGTCGGCTCAGACCCGAGACGAGATAGATCGCTCCATTTCAGGTGCCCCGACTAACGGGGCGGCCGCCTCGTATCGGACACCGAAAAAATCAGGATCCAATCGCGAGGCTCTTGCAAACGCCCTTCGCAGGGCACGAACAGGGGTTTAGACCATGGCAGTCCTCGCCAACCTTCAAGCCGACGTCCACTATCATCAGATTCTCTCGATGGCGCTGGAAGATCGTTCCAGCTCCTACGAGGATCTCGTATCCAACAACAACGCGATGCTGGCGGTCCTCCGCCGCAAAGGCCTGTGGCGCACCTATTCCGGTCCCCGGATCCGCCAGACGTTGCAGATCAACAAGCAAGACGCACAATGGTACAGCGGCTATGATCAGCTCCTCAACCCAGCGTTGGATCTGTTCAACGACGTCTTCTATTCTCCCAAGATGGTCGTCGTGCCGGTCATTCTGTCGATGCAGGAGATCCTCAACAACGAAGGTGACGCGCAGATCATCGACACCTTGGAAGCCTACATGGATGCAGCGGAGCGCTCGCTGGAAGACACCATGGACGCCGCGATCTACAGCAATGGCGCAGCCTTTGGTGGTAAGCAGCTTACGGGCTTGGCTGCGGCTATTCCAGAACTGGTCGCCACTGGCACATATGCCGGCATCGACCGCACCCAAGCCAACAACGCCATCTGGCGCACGACAACGTGGGACGCCAGCGCGCTTGCCGGCACCACAACCCCGGGCCTCCCGGTCTTCACCGGAAGCACGCAGGTCAACTCGACCACGATCCGACCTCACCTGAACTACATCATGACCAAGCAAAGCCGCGGCAAGCAGTATGCGGACCTGCTGATCATGTCCCCGGAACACTACGCCGCCTATGACGCTGCTACAGTTGCCATCCAGCGCATCAACAACGAGACAAGTCTCGGCAAGCTTGGCTTCACGTCGATCGAGTATATCGGCGGTGGAAAGCGGGCCGAGATCGTTCTTGACGGCGGCATCGGCAGCAACATGCCGGCGAACACCACCTTCGGCCTCAACACGGATACGCTCCGCATCCGCTACAACCCCAACCGTAACTTCGATAACCTGTTCAAGGGGCAAGGCCAGATGCCGATCGACAAAGACGCGATCGCTCAATTCATCGGCTGGATGGGCGAACTCACGATGACGAACCCGATGTTCAACTGGCGCTTCGAAGACAGCAACCCGGCTGCTTAAGGCACCGAACAAAGCAGTCGAACCTTGCCGGCAGCTCCCATCCCGGTGCTGCCGGCTCTTTAACGGAGAAGACGCATGGCCCTAGGAGCCCGGGCGGCAGGTATCACGCCGTTTTTCAAGACGTTGCCATTCAAGGACGAGCGCAAGAGCATCGAGGCCGGCAGGCCGATTTTCGTGGACGTCGAGGTGTGCGAGATCCGCTTCGCCGGATCGAAGGACTGCGGCGTCTATCGCAGCCACACCTACTCGCACTGGGAAGTAGACGAGGAAACCGGCGAGCAGGTCCACCTGACCTATGCGGAGCGCTGGCCGCGCCAGTATGCGCAGTTCAAGGAAAAGCAGCACCAGACCAAGTCGGGTACGCCGCTCGATTACGTCCCATTCCTGTCGGACGCCAAGCGCATGGAGCTGCGCGCCTACAACATCTACACGATCGAGGCCTTGGCGGAGCTTGATGGCCAGAACCTGAAGAACCTCGGGATCGGCGGCCGCGACTTGAAGAACAAGGCCATAGAGTATCTGGCCAGCTCCTCTCACGACGCTACGATCATGCGCCAGCAGCAGCAGATCGAGGCCCTGATCAGTCAGGTCCAGCTCCTGCAGGAGGACCGCAAGCTGCTCACTACCGGCATTGTGGCAATGACCGAAGCCGTCCCGACGCCTCCGGAGCCTGAAGGCGAGACGCCAGAGGAGGCAGAAGACGACGGCGAAGGCGACGACGAGCGTGTCGTTGCGGCTAGCCGTGATACTCCAGCCGAGCTGATCGGCATGACGCGCGACGAGATCAAGGCCTTCATCGCGGAGAAGACCGGGAAGCGCCCGGTCGGCAACCCTTCGACGCGCAATCTGGTGCGGATCGCACAGGAGCTTGGCAGATGACAGTCCAGTCGGTCATCCGGGAGGTCTGTTCTTTCGTCGGGGTGCGCTCGCCGCAAGGCAGCGTGTTCCTCTCTCCCTTCGTTGACCGGACGGCTTGGGAATTCGTCCAGCTCGCGAACGAAATAGCGCAACGCATCGCCTACGACGCGCGCGACTGGACGGCTTTGCGCAAGCTGTGTGAATTCACCGGGGACGGCCTGCGGAAGTCATTTGCCTTGCCGGCAGACTACCAGCGCATGTTGTTGACGGCACAGGTGTGGAAGTCATCGAACACCAGCGCACCAGTTACCTTCGTTTCCGATCCAGACGAGTGGCTGCGAAAAGAGATGCAGAACACGTCCATCAGCCCGATGGGCGAGTGGACGATCATGAATGACGAAATGCATTTTCGTCCCGAGCTGGGTGTGGATGAAAAGGCAAAGTTCTACTACACGCGCAACACGCCGGTGCGGCTCTACTCTGGAGGCTTCGGCAAGGAATTCGTGAACGACGCAGACACCTTCGCGCTGCCTGAGCGCCTGCTCAAGCTTGCGATGATCTGGCAATGGAAGTGCAACAAGGGCGCGACCTACGCCGAGGATCTCGCCAACTACGAGGATGCACTGCACCGGGTTGCTGGTGCAGACAAGCCCTCGCCTATCATGATCGGGAGCCAGCCGATCTCGTCTGACGCCAATGTCGCCTATTGGGGGCCGACGCCTGCGGGCGGCACCTTCGTTGGTCCCGGACTATGACCCGGTCCCTGCCGCACTACCGAGAATTTCGGCGCTTCGCGGCGCCGTCTCAGGTTGCGCAGCAGCTTCTCCCCAAGACAGTGCCGGCGCCGACGCGCGGGCTGATCCTGAACGAGAACCCTGCCTTCATGCAGCCCGCTGCCGCGCTGGTGCTCGACAACTGGTTCGTGACGGAGAACACCATCAAGCTGCGCGGCGGCACGCAGACGTGGTGCTCGCTGCCCGAGGCGGTGCCGGTGCGATCGCTGTTCAACTACGTGACCGGCACCGTGCGCAAGCTGTTCGCGTCCAACGCCAACAAGCTCTACGACGTGACCGGCGCGACCGCCGTGAACGTCACCGGCATCACCATCACGGACGGTAACTTTTCGACTGCGCAGATGGCCAACGCCGGGGGGTACTGGCTGATCGCCTGCAACGACAGCGGCAACTACGTGCTGCGCTTTGACGGCGTCAATTGGGTGCAACTGACCGACACCTACGTTCCAGCCGCCGGCATGCCCGGTAAGATTACGGCGCATCCTCCGGGGGATCCCGCGGGCACGCAAACGACCAAGCTCAGTCTGACGCAGGTCTGGAAGTATCGGCGCCGCCTGTTCTTCATCCAAGGCAGCACCATGGATGCGTGGTATCTGGACATCGATGCCGTTGGCGGAGCCTTGAAGCAGATCCCGCTGTCGGGAGCCTTCACCAAGGGTGGCTCCCTGCTGTTTGGCTGCGCGTGGTCGGTTTCAGCCGGCGACGGCATCGACGACAAGTGCATCTTCGTCACGACGGAAGGCGAGATCGCTGTCTTCACAGGGACAAATCCCGGAGACGCGCAGAACTGGAAGCAGCAGGGCCGCTACCAGATGTCGCCGACAATGGGGAAAAACTCGTGGCTCAACATTGGCGGCGACGTCCTGATCATCACGGCGGACGGCTTGGTGCCACTCAGTCAAACGCTCACCAAGGACATAACGGCGCTCGAATTCTCGGCACTCACCCGCAGCATTCACCCGGCGTGGGACGCGGAGATCCTCGACAAGAACGACCGCCCGTGGAGCATGTGCAAATGGGACGAATACGGCGCCTTGTTCGTCACGTTGCCCGGTGGCTTGGCCGGTGACTGGCGCTGCTTCGTTGCCAACACGGTGACTGGAGCTTGGAGCAGGTTCACGGGATGGGACGCGCTGCAATTCTGCACCCTCTCCAGCAACATGTACTTCGGCACGCAGGACGGCCGCGTCGTGCAGGCGGACGTGCTTGGCAAGGACTACAGCCTGACGCGACCTCCTGACATGCCCCCAAGCGCCAGTGATCCGGCGTGGCAGCTTTCGCATTTGTACAACGTTCTGGGGGCAAGGGTCCGTGACACCGTCGACGGCTCGGTCTGGAAGGTGGCCGTCAGTCACACCAGCCCGGCAACAGGCACGTTTGCTGCCGCCCGGGCGGCAAGCCCAACCTTTTGGACAGCCATATCCGTGGAGGGCGACGGGGCCTACCCGAAGCGCACCTACACCGGCGTCTACGTCAACGGATGGGAGGTCTTTGGATCCCCACCAAACCAGTTCACACTGCGACAGGCGCGCTGCTCTTTCAGCACGCGAGCGAGCGAAGAGTTCATCCTGTACATGGCCTGCTCGGTCAACTACCAGATTTACATTCCCCCGCCTCCACCAGCTGGTGCCGGCATCCGCCCTGCGGAAGTATGGGACGAAGGCCTGTGGGGCGGCGGCGTGACCCCGCCACCAGTGCCGCCCACCTCCGAGCCGAACGAGCCGGGTCGCGCGCGCTGGGACCAGCCCGGTCTTTCGGTGCCGCCCGCGCGCACTACGGAATGGGTGTCGATCGGCGAGACGGGGTGGTCGCACGCCCCTACCGTCATGGTGTCGGTGTTTCAGGACGTGAGGCCTGATGTCGAGCTGCTCGGTATCAGCATGCTAGCCGAGAAGGCAGGCGTTGCAGTCTAGGGGTTCGACATGGCCTTGCTCTATCCGGAAACGTCACCGACAGCGCCCGTCTCGCGCGACGACATCGCACGCCTCATGACGATGCAGATGATGCAGTCGCAGGACGCCCAAGGCGTGAACCCCGGAAGCGGCGCCGATGGCGTGACCGGGCTGAGCGGAATTGGAGCGACGACAGGCGCATCAGTCACCGGCAACCACGACGGCTTCGGTGGCAATTCCAACGGCGCCTTCGGCAGCGGCGCGCCGGGCCCGAGCCCGGGCAGCACGCAGGGAGTGCCGGGAGCGTTGAGTGAGACTGGCGCCCTGACGACGGCGAATGCGTCGATGGTAGGTGAAGACAGCATGGGAGGCGGGAAGGCTGAAGTCGTATCTGGATTTGGCCGCTCAGGCGACGACACGAGCGCGGCATCGCAGGCCAGTCAGGCATCGCAGGCCGCAGCGATGGCAGCGGCCGCCATGGGTCGATCGGCCAATGACTACGTCGGTCCTCTTGAAGCGGACGCTGCGCCCGCCTCAAACGGCTGGGGTAGCGCGGCAGATCGCTCAGCAGCGCCCGGCGGCGGCTTTACTGGTTTCGGGGCGCCTGCGGCCGGCAGCGGCGCCATCGGCGTGCCCGGTGCTTTCGGCGGCTACACGGCTACGCCTGCGGCGGCGGCTTTTGCGCCTGATTTCAATGTAGCCGGGGACCGCTCCATGGCCGTCACTGCGCCTGCCGCGCCTGCTATTTCGCCTGATGCCGATGTGCCGGGGGCACCGGGGTGGGGGGATCACTTCGGTGTTCTCACCGACTCCGATAAGGCAGCGATTACCGAGGGGCTTAGCCAATCGGCTTCCGGGTGGGGCGGGTGGGGCGGCGGCTTCACCGGCGGCGCGCAGC